GTTGTTGATTCAAGTAGGTGATATAGAATTAAAAGTAAATGAAATTTTAAGTAGTAAAGTAAATACTGAATAGGAGTAGTAATGAAAAAAAATGACTTAATAAAAATAATCGAATTAGTTGTTCGTAAAGAAATCAAAAAACAACTTAGTGAGATATTTATTAATGAAGAAAAAGAAATCAAATTATCAGAAGTGGTTTCTAAACCAATACCTAAAAAGGTAATTAAGAAAAAACCTAAAAAACAATACACAAAAGATTCAACACTGAACGAAGTATTGAACAATACAAAACCACTGGGTTCATCAGGACAAACTGATGAGTATCCTACATTAGGAGGTGGGGTATTAGGTTCTAACAATATGGCAGATGTATTAGGTTATGGTGATTTAGGTATGGGTAATAATAAAGAAAGAGCGAGAGAAATGGCAGCAGTTGACACAATCAAGAAACAAGGTGTTTCAGTAGACCAAGTTCCAGAAGATGTTCAAAATGCACTAACTCGTGATTACTCTGGTTTGATGAAAGCAATTAGTAAAAAGAAAAAGGGTGAAGGAAACTTTAGACCATAATGGCAAATGTTAGAGAAATAGATAGAGATGACGATATTTATGTTGGAATAGAATTCCCACTGGACCATAGTCAAGAGGGTTTCTTTCGTAAAACAAAAACTGTTAGACAACAAGTAAAATCTAATATCAGAAATTTATTGTTAACTGAAAGAGGAGAAAGAGTTTTCCAACCGAACTTTGGTTCTAATTTGAAAAGTCTTTTGTTTGAACAGATAACACCAGAAAGTTTAGAAAGTGTAGAAGATGATATTAGAGTATCTTTATCTACTTGGTTACCTTATGTTAATGTAAATAACTTAGTTGTGGTTCAAGATGATAGAAATCCAAATCAAGTTTTAACTTCATTGGAATACTCAACGACACTTGAACCAGAATCTCTGGATACAATTACATTTACCTTTGAAGTAGGAGAATAAAATGGCTGTTGATTACAACACAAATAAAAAAGTAGTAAAAAAAGATGTAAGTTATCTTGGTAGAGATTTCTCGTCAGTTAGACAAAATCTTATTGAGTTTGCAAAAACTTATTTCCCAAGTCAATATAATGACTTCAATGAATCATCACCAGGTATGATGTTTGTTGAAATGGCATCTTATGTTGGAGATGTATTGAATTATTATGTTGATAATCAATACAGAGAAACATTATTAAATTTTGCAGAAGAAAAGAAAAATGTTTACAACATAGCACAATCTTATGGATACAAACCAAAAACTGCAGTTCCAGCTACAGTAGAATTAGAAGTAACACAAACCGTACCTGCAAAACTCGTTGGTTCAGACTATGTTCCGGATGAAGATTATGCGGGAGTTGTATCGACTAATGGAATAGTATCATCAGATACGGGTGTTGATTTTACCTTGTTAGACCAGGTTGATTTCAGAGTATCGAGTTCACTTGATAGACGAACAGAAGAAGTCGTACAACCTGCTTCAGGCACAAACCCAACTGAATTTATTTTAAAGAAAAGAGTATTAGCAAAATCAGGAACAACAACATCACAAAACTTTTCATTCACAAGTGCTAAAAAGTTTGATAAAGTTACACTTGGAAATACAGGAGTAACAGAAATTGTTTCTATTGTGGATTCAAATGGAAACAAGTATTATGAAGTTCCATTTTTAGCACAAGATACAGTGTTTGAGACTATTGAAAATACAACCTTGAATGACCCAAGTTTGTCTCAGTATCAAAATGACACACCTTATATGTTGAGGTTAATCAAAACATCAAGAAGATTTATTACAAGAATTACAGAAAATGATAGAACGGAAATTAGATTTGGTGCAGGTGTAAGTGATAATCCAGATGAAGAAATAGTTCCAAATCCAGACAATGTTGGTTCAGCATTAGGTTTTGGTGTTTCTAAATTAGATGAGTCTTTTGACCCAAGTAATTTTATGAAAACAAAAACATACGGATTAGCACCAGCAAATACTACACTAACTATTACATATCGTTATGGTGGTGCAGTAGAACATAATGTGAGAAGTAATTCTATAACATCAGCTAAGAACATTACCTTTACTATTGATAGTGGTAATTTAGATTCTACAAAAGTTCAAACATCAGAAGATAGTTTATCTTTTAACAATCCATCACCAGCAACGGGAGGTGCATCAAAAGAAACTTTAGTGGAAATAAAACAAAATGCATTAGCATTTTTAAATACACAAAATCGTGCAGTAACAAGACAAGACTACATCACAAGAGTTTATTCATTACCACAAAAGTATGGAAACATAGCAAAAGCATACATAGTTCAAGATGAACAAAATGAAACAAATGTTGATGGAGAAACTAACATCATACCAAACCCATTAGCTATGAATATGTATTTACTGGGTTATGATGCAAATAAAAAGTTAACATCAATAAACGATGCAGTAAAACAAAATTTAAAATTATACTTATCACAATACAGAATATTAACAGATGCAATTAATTTAAAAAATGCTTATGTTATCAATGTAGGTGTTAAGTTTGCAATCATCACACAACGAGGATTCAACAAGAGTGAAGTATTGTTCAATTGTATCCAAGCAGTTAAGAGACATTTTGATGTATCAAGATGGCAAATTAACCAACCAATTGTATTAAGTGATATTGCTTATCAAATTTCTTTGGTGGATGGAGTAGCAAGTGTAGTTCCACCAGGACAGAACAACCCAGAAAAACAACTAATTGTTATTGAAAATAAAGTATTGACTTCACAAGGATATAGTGGAAATGTTTATGATGTAGCAGGAGCAACTAAAAAAGGAGTTGTGTATCCATCATTAGACCCAAGTATCTTTGAAGTCAAGTATCCTAATCAAGATATATTAGGTGAAGTAGTAGGAGACATTTAATGCATTATTTTATATTTGGAGATAAAGACGCAACCATATATTCTGGTGGAACAACATCATCTATCAATACAGGTGCTGATGAGATATTAGAAGTAAACAAGTCAGTTGCTCAAAATGGTTCAGTTCAAAACATTTCACGAGCACTAATACAATTTGACTATACTGAAATATCACAATCAGTCATTGATAATAAAATACCATCTACTGCAAAATATTATTTAAACCTATATGATGCTGGTTCTGAAGAATTATTAAGAAATCAAAACTTATTTGCATATATGGTGAGTGGTAGTGAATGGACCGAGGGTAATGGTAAACTTGACCATAACCCAACCACAACAGACGGAGTAAGTTATCAGTATAGGAATCACGATGAAGAAACACCTTGGGTGTCTACATCGGTATTGACTGATGGCGGTTCTTGGTGGACGGGAAGTCAAGGTAGTCCAATGAAAGTCAGTAGTTCTTTTTCAATGACAAAGGCAACACAAGATGCTAGAATAGATGTATCTGACCTTGTTAAGAACCATATTTATTCTTCATCATTATTTCCTAACAGAGGATTTATTATAAAAAGGGAATCATTATATACTGGTTCAGCAGACTTTTCTTTTAACCCTGGAAGTGATACAACAAAAGATGAAAGTAGTTCAACAAGACTTGGAAACTTAAAATTCTTTTCAACTGATACACACACAATCTATCCACCTAAGTTGGAAGTTGAGTGGGACGATTCAAGTTGGAACACTGGTAGTTTATCAGAACTAAGTTCAACAGACTTAGAAAGACTAAAAATATATTTCAAAAACTTAAGACCAGAATATAAAGAAGGTTCAATTGTTAAGTTCAGATTAGTTGGTAGAGAATTATATCCAACAACTGCATTTTCAACAACACCTTCAGAACTCTCAGTAAAATACTTACCAAGTGGTTCGATATTTTATTCAGTAAGAGATGCTGAAACTGAGGAGGTTCTTGTCCCCTTTGGAACAGGTTCAAAGATAAGTTGTGATTCAACGGGTAATTATTTTAACTTGTGGTTAGATGGATTTCAAGCAGAAAGAAATTATAGATTTTTAGTTAAGGTAGTTAGTGGTAGTGGAACTACTGACGAACAAATAAATTTCTATGATGACAATTATGAATTTAGAGTAGTGAGGTAGTATATGCCATATAAAACAACAGATGCAGCAGTAGAAAGTTCACCTTTCTATAATCAGTATAGAGAGTCTGAACTTTTAAGAAAAAGACAAGAAATTTTAAAAAAACAAACAGACTATCTAAGTAATCCTAAATTTGCAGAAACTATTACAAGAGACTCAAGAGGGTTTTTAGTATCATTTGCAGACCCACTGGCATTTGGAAAAGCAGATGAAGAACTATATGAACTGATAACATTAGAATTAAAACAGAGAAACTTTATACAAAAATATTCAGTAAAATTTGATACTGAATTTAACTTCTTTTAAATATGGCTACATACGGATTAACAGAACGACAAAGAAAAAACTACTTTACAAAATCTACAACAAGGGTTCCAGAAAATGTAATTGAATATGTGGAATTGTTTGTTTTTACTTTAGATGATGTATTGGTAGATAGAAAAAAATTTACATTTAGTGAACTATTTTCTGACAACTATGTAGAGTATTCAGGTGTGTTAAAACTCAACATAGGTCAACACCTTAGAGACCTTGGACATATTACAGATGACTTTCGTGTAGAGTATAAATTTTTCAAAAGAGTTGCAGGTAATAGTCAACAAAGATTCCTTTATGAATTATCAAACGGAAACGAATACAATCAAGACCAACCATTTGGAACAAAAGAGGTAAATGGAGAATTAAAATATTTTGCAGTAAATTCGGATGATGAATTAGACCTTGAAAGAGAATTAGTATTTTCAAGAAAGGCTTATAGTATATTTGATATAAGTCCTGATAGAACAGAATTAGTTATTCAATCTGACCCTGCTTTACCAGAAATTCAATCTTCATTTCTAAACAATCAACTCAAATCAATAGACCGAGATGTAGTTATCGTTCCACTAAAAAGTGATTACGAAGAGTTAATAGAGGGTGAACTAAAATTCGTAACACCAGATACAGATATAAATCAAGAAAATTATATTCTTGAATTACCAGAAAATGATTCTAATGGGTTTGATGCATCTATGGTGGGTAAACGAATTGTTTTTGAAAGTTTCTTTAAAGCACAAATACCTACTCATTATAAAGGTAGATATATTCCAGATGGTAGACTTGATTATGCAGCCGAAAAGGGATTGAAAAGAGAGTCAACTGTTTTCATACCCGAGGAAGAATACAAAATTACTCAAACACAAGAAAATAGTGCACTAAGTGGTCAACCCACAATCATTCCATACCTTAAGAATACTAAAGACTTTACGGTTACGAATTATAATTCATTAGCTGCAAATAAAGTTTCTGATGAAGGTATATTTGTAAAATCAATGTTTAAAGAATTAGACTTTTCAAATGTAACTTATACACCAAACAACATATGGCAAACCAGAAATTTAGGTCCAAGGTCAGAAGGAAAGTATCATTATGATTTTGCAGGATTTTTCCCATATAGATATGACAAAAA